TCCATGGAAAAAAGTTTTCCGCCCAGGACTTTCCAGAGGACTGTTTTTAACGAATTTTGACGAATTTTGACGGTTGGGTGAATTGGTGGGTGGAAGTGGTGGTTTGGTGCCTTTGGTGAAACAGCGGTAGAATACGTGTACTGGGGTGTGGGGATAAATATAGAAATAAAACTTATTAATTATGAGAAAAGCAGATTATGAACTTTTAAAGATGGATTTGGAAAGATTAAAAATGATTAATGAAGATATGCAAAGAATGATTAATCACTTGGTTGAAAGAATTTCCAAATACGAACAACCCTTTCAGGGTGATGTTACTTTTCAAATTAGAGAAAAGGATTTGACAGCAATTTTGACGAAACAAGAAAAAAGAAGAATGCTTGTATGAAAAATTACAAAGGAGCAATTATTGCTTTTCTTGAGAGCAAAGGCAATTCCGCCGATATTGACGAATTCTTAATTGACGATTTGATTTTCAATATGGGCTTACTTGAAGAAGCAAGAGCAGCACTTTCTGTTGCTGGACTTATTGAGAATAGCAAATGGGGCCGAAAGATGACGCCAGAACTTCTTGTGTATCAGATGTTACAAAAAGAGGTGAAGGCCGGTTGGGGTATTTTAGGAATATCACCAAGAGACAGATTGAAACTTAAAATTGAAGCAATGGAAAAGGAAGATAGCTTTGATGAAGTATTTAGATAATGGAACGAAAAGATATTAGTATTGAGAGTTACCTTGAAGTTTGTTATGATATGACCAAGAGCTGGGTTCAAGGAATTGAAAATGGCAGTATTGTTGCAAACAAATGGATTAAATTAGCGATAGCGAGATATAGAAAAGACTTACAGAGAGAAGACCTTGAATTCAGAAATGAAGAAGTTGATAGAGTTTTGAAGTTCTTTTATTATGCAAAGATTAATATTCACAATGAATATAGGAGATTTATACCTGTACCTTTTCAGGTATTCTTTATAATGAATGTATTTGGTTTCTGGTACAAGGGAACTGAAAAAAGGAAATACCGTTATGCTTACTTGTTTATAGCAAGACGTAACGGAAAGACCGTTTTGGCAAGCTTACTTCAACTTTATGGATTATTAGGAGATAGGATTGAAGACCCAGTTTCTTTATTAGTGGCAAACAGCCGAGAACAAGCCAGTATTGCACTTCAAGCGGCAACAGGAATTATCAACCACAGCCCAGCTTTCAGAAAGAGATTGGAACCACAAAGATACATGATTAGGTTTAAAGACCGTACAAAAGGTGGGTATTCCAAAACACTTGCCAGCAACGCAAACAGACTTGACGGTTATGGACCCAGTATGGCTTTGATTGACGAGCCACATGCAATGGGGACCCATGAGATATTTAATGTTATTAAATCAGGCACACTTTCAAGAGAGAACCCGTTAGTGATATTAACTTCTTCAGCGGGGTTTTCTATGAATTCTTTAGGATTTGACTTAGTAGAAAACGGCAAGAGAGTTTTACACGAAGATATAAAGGATGACAACTTCTTCTATATGTTGTTTACTTTGGATGAAGGAGACGATTATGCTGATACAAAGAATTGGATAAAGAGCAACCCCAGTATTAACCAAACACTTTACTTAGAAGATTTAATAAAAGAGTGGGAACAAGCAAAGAACTTACCAAGCCAGAGAGACAACTTTCTGACAAAAAACCTTAATTTATTCTTAGACCAGAGCACAACTTGGATTAACCAAGATGATTTACGACCTTTATTTAAAGATTTGAACTTAGATGACTTCTTAGGTGAAAAATGCTGGATTGGACTTGACCTTTCTTCAACACGAGATTTGAGTGCTTTCAGTTTAATATTCAACCGTGATGGTATGTTTTATGTGTTTCCTTTTTGTTTTTTTGCAAACAACGAGCAAAACGTTATTAGGAAGAGTGGGCTTGATTTACGATTTTGGATACGAGATGGATTTATAGAACAGTGCAAAACCCCGACGATTGATTATGAATTGATATTTAGTAGACTTAGTGAGATTTCAAGGAAATTCGTTATTGAAAAATTAGTTTTTGATAAATTCAACAGTGCACTTATAATTCCAAAGTTACAGGAAGCTGGTATTTACTGTGAAGTATTTGAACAAAACGCAATGAAGTTCAACTTCCCAATTAAATATATGGAGAAACTGGTTTATGATAAAGAAATTACTTTTCAGAAGAACCCAGTTTTACTTTGGAACTTCAGAAATATTGTTCTTTACCAAGATGGAAACAATAATGTGAAATTTATGAAGAACAAGAGTTTAGACAGTATTGACCTTGCAGTTGCCAGTGCAATGGGAATTGGAGCTTACCTTTCCAGTGGACAATACAATTTCGATATGGCTGGGTATTTTAAATGATTTTAATTGGAAGATAAATATAAAGAAAATTATTCACAAACATGTTTGAAAATTCAAAACAACTTCTTAGAGGATTATTTGGATTTAATGAGGTTTATTCTGGGACTGACGAGGCTTACATAGACCAAATTATAAAGCCACTTATGTGGGGAACCAAAAATACTTTTAATACAAGCGATGCGGAAAAGATTTCAGCAATTTCGACTTCTATAAAAATTCTTTCTGATACGATTTCCCGACTTCCTGTTCATGTGTATTCTATAGATACCAAAGGCCACTTGCCTGATAGAGAGGATTATAGATATTCCCTTTTGCACTTCAGCCCTGATGATATAATTACTTCACAGAGTTTCTTCAGTGCCCTTGAATACAATAGGAATTTGAAAGGAAATGCCTTTGCAATTATAGAACGAAATTCCAACACAGGAAAAACCCAGGGACTTCACTTTGTACCCAGTTCTTATATTGGTGGTTATAAATTAGTTAACGGAGAGTTGTATTATGTTTATTATGAACCAATTGATGATGGAAAAAGTAGAGAAAGACTTTTAAATTCTTCAGATGTTCTTCACTTTAAAATGACAACAAAGAATTCTTTCTGGGGTATTAACCCGATAGAAGCTCAAAGAACAAACCTTAGCAAGATTTATAAAGCTGATGTAACGATTGACAAATATTATGAAAATAATGCTTTTGGTACAAAGGTATTAAAGAGTTCAATTCCAGATGCAGCTTTTCAAAAAACCGTTAAAGAAGGTATTGCACAATTCAAAACAATAAATGTTGGTGCAAGCAATGCTGGAAATATTATTAGCTTACCACCTTTCTGTGAAATTCAGGAGCTTTCCTTGGATATAATTGATGAAGCTTTTATATCTTCACAGAAATTCAATAATTCCCAAATAGCCAGTTTTTATGGTATCCCAGCCCACATGATAGGTGTTTATGAATATACAAAGTTCAACAACGTAGAGCAAGAGAACTTGAACTTCAAATCAATGACAATTGCCGCAATATGCAGAATGTACAGAGCGGAATTGGAATTTAAATTACTTACTGAGGAAGAAAGAAAAGCTGGAAAGAGTATTGAATTTGCAATTAATGAACTTATTTCTTTGGATACAAATACAAAGATGGCTTATTATAAAGCAATGAGAAACGAACTTAGTGTATTAACTTCCAACCAGATAGCAATGTTTGAAGGACTTCCAACTTATGAAGGAGGAGATATTAGAGTTGGACCAAACGGTTACGGGAATATACAAGATAAAGCTGATACAACCAATGATACCGTTATTCCAGACGGTGAATAAATATAAAGAATGATTATGAATAATATAGAAAGAAGATTTCTTCAACCAGATAAAATTGATTTTCGAGCAGTTGAAGATGAAAACGGAAAGAGGTTCTTAGAAGGCCATGCAGCCTTATTCAATGTGAGAAGCAAACTTATATTGGAAGGTGGCAGGACTTTCTTTGAGACAATTGAAAGAGGAGCTTTCGATGAGATTTTGAGAAACGAAAACTTGGATGTTAAATTCGTGTTTAACCATGACAGGAATAAAATGCTTGCAAGAACTGTTTCCAAAACTTTATCTTTATCCTTAGACAATGATGGACTTTTCTTTAGAGCCGAACTTCCAAAGACAGTTCTTGCCGATGAGGTTTATGAACTGGTTAAAAGAGGCGATTTGTTTTCAAATAGCTTTGCCTTTTCAGTTACGCCCAACGATATAGAGTGGGGAAAGAATGAAGAAGGTATTCGAACCCGAAAAATTAAAAGAATTGCAGGACTTTATGACGTTAGCGTTGTAACGGATGCAGCTTATGAGGGTACCGACGTGGCAGCACGAAGCTTAGATGAAATAGAAAAAGCTGAACAGATATATAATACAGAGCCTTACAGGCGCAGATTACAACTTTTAAAACTTAAAATAAATTAACTTTAATACAATGAAAAAAATTAATGAACTTTTATCAAAGCGTGCAGTTCTTATTCAGGAAATGGATGAAATGGTGAAAACCGAGAAAATGACTGAAGAACAAACACGTAGTTATGACGAACTTTCAAAAGAAGTTGAGAACTTAACGAAGGAGATTTCCCGTGCACAGAAGCAGGAAGAATACAACAAGCTTATTGCTGGTTCAGTTACAATCAAAGAAGAAAAAACTGACGAACAGAAAAGAGCTTATGATATAGGAAAAGCAATTCGTGAATATCTTACCGGTGGTCTTACCGCTGTAACTGGTGTAGAAAAAGAAATGCACGAAAGAATGGCAGAAGTATGGAGCAAAAACGGCCAGACCCTTAGAGGACTTGGTATTCCAACTTCCGAACTTAGAGCTGACCCACTTCTTAGCACAACCCAGACTGGTATTATCAACAAAACAGTTGATACAAATGTTTCAATTATGAAGAGCCCAGCTGAGAACCTTGTTAGACAAATGGGTGTTACAATTTATGAAGGCCTTAACGGTAACTTCGTACTTCCAAGCCAGGCACAGGTAACTGGTGGATTTGTTTCTGAAACAACCGCAGTTGGTTCAGCAGGACTTGCACCAGCAGCACTTACACTTTCAGCACGTAGATGCGGTGTTAGACAGCAGTTTACAAGAGAACTTCTTAACCAAACTTCACCACAGGTTTATGCACAGCTTGTACAGGACCTTAATGACAGTATTTGGCGTGCAGTTGTTGCCGACCTTTTCGACAACCTTAAAATTGACGCAGTTGATGCAAGCACAACCACAACCGATGCAGGACTTACTTATGCAGACGTAGTGAAACTTGAGAGCAACGTACCTTACGAAATGGTTTCCCCAGGTTATGTTACAACCCCAGCAATCAGAGCTTACCTTAAAAATGCAAATGCCGGTTCAGCTGGTATTAAATTTATTTGGGGCGATGACAACGTGGTTAATACTTACCCAGCTTTTGCCAGCGCACTTCAGAACACAAACGTGTTAGCTTTTGGTGACTGGAAGAAAGCAGTTATTGGTTCTTACGGTTCAGGTATTGAACTTCTTTATGACCCTTACACACTTGCCGCAGAAGGTGAGATTAAAGTTATTGCAAGCGGACTTTTCGACACTGGAATTTCCAATTACAGAGCTTTCTCATGGGCAGATGATGTTTCAGCAGGACTTTAATATTTAGTTCTTAGATAAATTACCAGGGGAGGGAATTTTCCCTTCCCTTTTTTTATAAAATAAAAGTGTGAAGATGACTTTATTTAAAGAGGAAAGCCCTTACAATCAGCTTATAAAAACAGCAACTTATTTTCCAATTACAATTGATGAGGCAAAACGCCACTTGAGAGTTGATGAGGATTTTGACCTTGATGATGATTATATTTCAGGACTTATTCAAGCAGGAACCAAAAGAGCCGAACAATTTTGCGGAAAGGATATTTCTTTTACAGACAATGTTCTTACTTTAGATGACTTTTACGGCAGTTCAATTTCTTACGATGAAGGAAACTTTTATTCTTTAACTTCCGTTATTGATACAGATACTTCAACAGCTTTCACAGCAGCAAAAACAAGAGCTTATAGGAATAGTTTCTATATTGAATTTGCTGATACAATTTCAGGTTCACCTTTAGTAGTTACTTTCAAAACTGGTTTCAATGTTGGACAATGCCCAGCTGATATAAAGCAGGCAATTCTTATAAAGATAGGCGACCTTTACGATATGGAGAGACAGAATTATACTTTTTCTTCTTATAAAGATACTGGAGCTTTTGAAAGACTTCTTGACCCCCACAAAATATTAGTATTTTAAATGATTAGTTCAGGTTTTAATAAAAGTATTACACTTGAGAAAGAAACAACTGGAACCAATGCACTTGGAACCCCAGTTGAAACTTATACTTTCTTAAAGGAGACTTGGGCAAATATGAGAGTACTTGGTGGGAATACACAATACACTGATAATTCGGGGCTTCCTTTTACGGATGTAGAGTTTACCCTTAGATATGACCCAAGAATAAATTATGATTGCAGAGTGATTTGTGATGGAAATTATTACAAAATAAAACACTTGTTTGTTGAAGGAAGAAAGGATTATATTCGACTTCGAACAATTGTTTGGGATGAAGAGATTGTTAATACACGATAATGGAAAAATTCGAATTCGAAGGACTTGATGATGTGATGAAGGCACTTGAGAATTTGCCTGAAAAAATTACAGTTGGTTTGCTTGCCAGTGTTCACAGGAAAGCACTTATGGAACACATAGTGAAGCCACTTCGAACAGCACTTCCTTACACAGCGGAAACAAAGAGAGGTATTATTGCAATTAACGATAGAAAAGATAGAGCAAATGCAACAGTATGGGGAGGGGTTTCTTCAGATAGTTATTGGGTTAGATTTGCAGAGAAAGGAACGAAAGAGAGAACAGCAAAAAAGACCCATGTTACACAGATTGATGGGAAATTTGTTACAATAAAAGAAGGAACCAAACTTGGGAAGGTTACAGGAAACAAGAAAGTAGAACAGGTGATAAATAATCAGATAGGAGACGTTGTTGAATTCGTTAATACCCAGTATGGAGAAGAGATTAATAATTTCCTTGAAAAGAGAATAAAAAAACTTAAAAAATGAGTTTACAATCAGATTTCAGAGCCTTAATTACAGCGGACAGTTCTTTAAATACAGCACTTTCCAATAGGATTTACTTTGAGGTTATTGAAGACAATTACGATATTACCAAAACTTGGTGTGTTTATAGTTTTAGAAAGCTTGAACAACAGGATTGTTTGAATAATGAAAAGAACTTTTACGAAACTTATACACTTTACCTTAGACTTATTTCACCTGATACTGTTTTTATAAATTCCTTAGCAGATTATATTAAAAATTATCTTAATGGGAAGGAACAAGGACAGATAAAAGATATATGGGGCTTAGGTATTACCCCCAGTATGGACCTTGATAAAAACCAACATAGCTTATTGCTTGAATTTGGTTTATTTTACGTGTAGCAAAACAAGAGATATATAGAGAAATATCAACTTAAAATTAAAATTAATTTAGATAAAAATGGCAACCCCTTTATTTTCAAAACAAATGGCCATAGTGATTGATGGCAGTATTTTAGGATGTGCAACCGACTTTTCACTTTCTGTTCAGAAGGATATGATTGAAGTAGCTTGCCTTTCAAGCACTGGAGCAAAGCAAAATGTACCTGACCTTTATGGTTGGACAATGAGTTTCAGCGGTATGGTTCAGCAGACAAAAACAATTGATGCAGGAAAAACTTCTTTTGAGACTTTGATGGCAAATATTCTTTCAGGAACTGACCCAAGCGTTGGAGTTTATATCTTACCAGATGTTAGTGCAAATGCTTACTGGACTGGAAAAGGTTATCTTTCTTCACTTGAAATGACTGGTGGAATTGGTAGCGCAGTTTCTTTTTCTGGTGAAATAGCTGGAGACGGAGCACTTACAAGAGCAACAACCGCTTAATACTTAAAAGAATGGTAGAATTTATTACGTATCAAGGACAGAAACTTCCAATACGGGTTTCTTATTATGTGCTTATGATGGCACAAAAAGAGAGTGGCCTGAATATAATGGAGTTTGAAAAGAACTTAGAAAGCCAGCAACTTATTCTTTATTATGCACTTGTTGCAGGCCACAAGATGGCGAAGAAAGAACTTACTTTGACAAAAGAAGATATGATATGGGTTTTAGATGAGTGTTATCTTGATTACCAAAAAGCAACCTTTCAATTTGCAAAAGCCCTTATAGAAGTTCAGCAGAAAGCTTTAGAGGAAAGTACAGAAGGCAATAAAAAAAAATAAATTCGATACTTGATATTTACTTAATATCAGGTGCGAGACTTTATATTACCCCGGAACAGTTCTTGGAATTTACCCCAGCTGAACTTTCTGGGGTTCTTCATGTTCACAGGATGGAAGAGGATTATAAAGAGAAGATGGACTGGGAACGTACACGAACCCAAACTTATTTCCTTATTAATGTTCAACTTCCCAGAAAGAACCAAATACCTTTTAATAAATTCAAAAAGATGTGGCCTTTTACTTGGGACCACTATTACAAAGGAAAGGTTGTAGAAAACCCCGAAGAAGGTGTTATGACAGCTGACCAATGGTATGACCTTATAGCAAAAAGCAACACAATAAAAAATTGAATAAATAGAGTGTATGAAGAGTTATGTTTGGAAAAATAAAAAAATTTTACAATGAGTGCAGGTATCATGGCTGACCTTATGCTTAGGCTTAGGGCAAATTCAGCAGAATTAGAAAAAGGTATTAATCAAGCAAATAAAAGCCTTGGAGGATTAGAGAAAAATTCCAAGAATATAGGAGGCCAGATGGTTTCCGCTTTTGCAAAAGTTTCAGGTGCTTTAATTGCAGTTAAAGGTGCAGTTGAGGGTGCAAAGTTTGTTATTAATTCAACACAAGGTACAGCAGATGCTTTTGAGGCCACAATGGGGGGTTTAAAGACTGGAACACAAGCTTTTGGTGCGGCAATTGCAAACCTTGACTTCGATAATTTAATAAATGGTTTTCTTAAAGGATATAAAGCGGGAAAAGCTTATACTGAACAGCTTGACGATATTGCGGACAAGCAACTTGCACTTGGTATTATTGAGGCTGAAACAGCACTTGAGATAGCAAAACAGCAAAGAATTCTTAAAGATGAAACTTCTTCTTCAGTTGAGAAAGCAGCAGCTGAATTAAAGATACGTGAGCTTACTTCAAAACAAATGAAGTTACAGCTTGGTGTTGCTGAGCAAAAACTTAAAGCAGAGGAAGATGTTATTAAATCAATGAGGGCTGGAAAAGACCTTACAGAAGAAGAGAAAAACCTTGTTACAGATTATGTTAAAAATTATATTTTCTTAACTGACGAACAGAAGAAGACAATTACAGACCTTGGAAAGAGTTACCAAGCAATGACAAGAGCACGTGGTGCTGTTGGTGCTTATGACGAGGAACGTAGAGTAGTTAGAACGACAAAAGCTTATAATGATTTAGTTGCCCAAGCAGATGATGTTTCGAAAAAGTACGCCAGTGTTGCTGATGTTCTTAATAAATTCACAGACGAAAGTAGAGAAAGGTGGCAGCAGGTTTATGTTTCCCAAATAAAGGTTGAAGAGGAATTTGTTAAAATGGAGACTTTGACTGACAAACAGGCAAAGAAGATAGAAACAGTTTCCAAAGAAGAACAAAAAAATAGGGAGAAAGAGATAGCACTTATTGAGAAGAAGAATTTACTTCTTGGATTAACCCCAATAGAAGGTGTTGCAAAAACAGCTGATTTACCAAAGGTTGCACCAGAAATTGACGCAACCAAGCTTTCTGAAATGACAATTACCCCAATTATTAATGAAACGGCAGCAATTACTGGTGCCACTTTATTTCAGGAAGTATGGACAGCCGCAGCAGTGGCAGTTCAGGATGCACTTTCCAATACAGCAATAGAAAGCCAGACTTTGTTTGCTTACTTAATAGATACAGCAGTTTCTGGTTTACAAAAAATAGGTGAAACACTTGCTGAAGGTGGAGAGAGTTTTTCAGAATTTTCAAAGAATGCACTTTCTTCAATAAAGAATATTATTGGTGGTATTATATCACAAGGAGTTGCAGGTGCAGTTGCAAACGCACTTCAAAACCCAGCACTTAAAATAGCACCTTACTTAATTCCAGTATTTGCAGGACTTGCAGCAGGATTGGCAAAAACAGCTTTTAATAGTCTTATACCAAAGTTTGCAGAGGGTGGTATTATTTCTGGCCCAACTGTTGGTATGCTTGGAGAATATCCGGGTGTTCAAAGTAACCCAGAAATTGTTGGAAAACTTAGTGACTTTAGAGATATGTTAGGTGATATAGGTTTGGGAGAAGTACGATTTGTTATTGAACAAAACCAATTAGTTGGTATTTTACAGAAAGCAAACAATAAAAATATATACTTTTAATGAGTTGGAATACAATATTTTATGGCAGTTTTAATGAGAATGTTAACCATGACAGGATTGATATTTGGATAAAACAACAGGGTTTTACTGGGGAACCCAGTGCACTTCTTCTTGATGCAAACCCACTTGTTATCACTTATGCAGCAAAACAATTCAACGACCAGTTATTTGGATGCGGATGTGAGATAAATGCGATTAATCAAACTGGTGATTATTACCAATACGATACTTTGTTTTCAGCACCAGAGAGAAACAATTATGTGGAAATTATCAAAACCCCTGTTAGCGGTGACCCCAGTATTTTTATTTTCCAGGGATATACACTTCCAGAAATGTATTCCACAACTTTGCAGAAGAGTATTAAATTAACGATTACAGCAACAGACCAATTATCACAGTTAGATAGGTTCAAACCAAAGCTTTTAGTAGATGATGCCAGTTATAGAGCTGATGAATTTGTTAATGCAACAGACCTTATACAGACAATTTTAACGGATTGTGATGTTACTGAAAATGTTGCGGTGAACAATACTTTGTTTAATCAGAATTATAGCAAAGTACCGGAAAGCACTGTTTTTGACAACTTATTTTTTGATGCAAATCAGTTTTCAGACAAAGACGGTGTTATGAATGATGATGAAATTCTTGAACAGATTTTAAAAACTTTTTATTCCAGAATTTATTATGCAAATAATAAATGGATGATAGAAAGAATACCAGATATAGCAACCTTAAATAAAGAATATACACTTTATGTTTATGATGATGCAAGCAGTTTTACTGTTGGAAATGCACCCGTTGATTTAAAGAACCACGAAGTTCTTAGTGGAACCCCAGAGCTTACTTACAACCCAGGTTATCAAAAAATACGTGTGAAGTTAAATTACAAGCAGCCAGACAGCTTGGTTGATAATTATTATAATGACTGGCAGTATTATACAAGGGATTATTCAGTTAATACAACAAAACCAATACCAAGATTGAGGCACTGGATGTTTTCTTCTGGGGATAATTCAATTTATGCAGACCTTTATAATGACCAAAATATAGATACTGGTTTAACTTGGAGTTTGGATAGTAACTGGGCACCAATTGTATGGAGTGACTGGACTTGGTTACAAGGAACTTATTGTACAACAATGTTTCAGTTTTCAACAAATACACTTCCTGAAAAAACAATATTAAAAGTTGTTTATGAACATGCTGTTGACCCAGCAAATGCCACAACAGGGGATACTTTTAAAGGTAGATTTGCACTTCGTTGTTGCACAAGCACAGGAACAAATTATTGGATTAGCAAATCAAATGCAAATGATAGTTCAACTTATTGGGGAACCACACCTTATATTTTTGAAGTAGAAGAGGATTACGACAGTTTTTCTGATACTGGGATTTTTGAAGTTTCAAAACAAATTGATGTTACAACCCCTGTTACTTCAAATTCAGCAATTTCTTATAGAACAAAGAAAAGTTATACTGTTCAAATACTTCCTTTTCCGTGGGTTTACACACATAGAAGAACAGAAACAATTGTGACCCCAATTCCTGTTCAATATATCAATGAATTTTATTTGGATATTTATGCGATGCAAAGGCAAACAACTTGGAGTGGGCACAGCGGGGAATTTCAAGCTGTTAAAACTCAGTTTGGAAATGTTGATGTTGATGTTGCAACAAGAATACCGCCCAATATACTTGAAAGTTCTTTAGGTGGATACACAGGAGTTAAAGAATTATCCCTTGATATTTTTGATGTTTCTGTTTCACAATTCACAAATGGTATTTACAACCAAGGTGATGATGAAACTTACCGCCATGTTTGGAAATGGAGTTCTGATATGTTATATCCTTATATCAAGATACAGGAACAATACTTACAAGATATGGCACAAATGTACCATAGACCAAGATATACACTTAATGTGGATGTGCGTAGTACAGACAGTTCTGTATGGACCCTAGGCACGATATTCCAGCACAGTGATATTCAATATAGAGATACTTCTATAATGAAATTCCTTTGCAATGGGCTTGCTTATAATACAAAGGAAAATTCTTATAGGCTGAACTTAATAGAATTTAAAGCAGATGATGGTTTGAGACTTGACCCTTGTACTTTAACCCCAGGTTTTTCAGTTAACCCAACTTCAATTGATACAGGTTGGACAGCAGGTGGTTTAGATATAAATGTTTCAACAAATGTAACTTATACTTATAATTCTTCAGACAACTGGATTACTGTTTCAAAATATGGTAGTACAGTTACAGCCACTGTAACGGCAAATGTTGGAGATGGAAGAGACGGTTCTGTTTATTTTTATCCAAGCAATGGTTTGCCGGTTACTGTTGTACCAATTCACCAGGATAGTTCAGTAAATGGAACAATAGAATTTGATGATAGTGGAAACTTAGTTTTTGATTTAGGACCAAATCAGGTTATTGATATTAGTATTCTTCTTTTTGCAAGAGCACAGGTTGATAGTTATTGGGGATATTATAGAGATACTTATGCAAACTTAGACCTTTATGTTAATGGAACTGGTGTAGATGCTGTTTATGCTTCAGCAGGTTGTACAACTTCTTGCACAGATACAGATAGCCATGTATTTTCAGTTAAAGGGCTTAGTGATGCTTCAACCCTTTATGGGCAAGGAATGTTAGGAAATTATCAGATGGACCAGGAGGCAGATTTATATCCCAGTGTTTATTTAGAAATTACAAATGTTGAAGTTGTTTCAGGTGGGGGAACAGTTACTGTACCTTATAGTAGATGGGATTATTATTATGACCAATATGGTTCACCTGTTGGACAAAAGAGTGTTGGATAAAAAATTATATAAAAAATGCAGAAAATAAATATTCTTGAAAAATATTCAGAAGAAGTACCTGAAATAGTTACCACAACAAGAAGACTTGGAGTGCCCGTTGTTATTCAACCCACTTACACTTTTGATGTGAGTGATATGTATGCAGAAATTATAGCAAATGCCATAGATGCTTCCACGGTTTGTTGTATGAAGCCATGCGGAGGAGGTGAATATTATTTGGAAAATAATATTTATGATATGAAAAGTTATTATTCTGACGGGGAATACTTTTCAGCTTTTGATAGTTTGCAAATAGGAAATGTTAATATTGAAGTTAATGAAAGTTCAACTTATTCAGCAATAGCAAGGCACATAGAATTTGATGCAAGCGGAAACTTTGACCAGGGAACAGCACAATTTTATATTCACAATGGAGAAGATATAAAAAAATATGCTGGAATTTATTCAGCAATAAATTCTGATAGTGCTTCTTGGGGAACAACTTATATGTATGTTGATAGTGGGTTGAGTATGCCCAATGGTATTTTCTTAACGAATGACCAAATACACATAGGAAGTGCTGATGGAACTGATAGTACTTTTAATACTTCTATACACTTATATGGGGAAATTTATACCGATACAGCAAAAGGTATTACCGGAAATTATGTTGTTGGAACAAAAACAATATCAGTTGTTAACGGATTAATTACAGGAATAGTTTAATGGATACTTTTTATTTAAAATGGAATGACAACCTGATTAGGTGGAATGATGATTTTTTAAAAATTACAAAAACTTCTTATTCACCAGACCCAACACTTGAAACTTTTTTAAAACACTTTTGGACTTTAGATGAAACTGGTGTTGATGAAGTTGGGGATGCTGATTTTGATATCCCAGCTTCTTGTTTTACAACAGATAGACCTGGGACAAATACAAATACACAATGCTTTTTAGATAGTTCAACAACTGTTTTTCTTTCAGATGCTTCTATAATTTATTTAACGGGGATGAATAAAGATTGGACCCTTTCCTTTTGGGCAAAGGGAAATAAAGCACTTGCTGAAATAAATAAAGTTATTTTTGAAATTGATACAAGCACAACAGCACTTGATAGAAAAAGACTGTTTTTTGGTTCACCCGCAGCAGGTTCAAACTTAAATGCAAGAGTAGATGGGTTTGGAGGGTTATTGTATTATGCTGAACTTAGTGGAAATAATGCTTGGGGACACATGGTTATGACTTTTTTAGACAATAGTGTGTATGGATATTTTAATAATGTTTTACAATGGGCCGAAACAGCAGATGCTGTTAGATATTTTCCAAACGAAACGCCTTTCAGGTTAGGGGGTTCAAACAAAAGTTTCAAATTAGCAAATATTTCAATTTATGACAAATACTTTACAGCCCAAGATGTTTCAACAGTCTATAATTTGGAAAGAAAATAAAGCTGAATAAATATAAAGAAAATAATACTTAGTTATGGCCGATACAATTCAAGGCAGAGTTTTTGATGCAAGCACCGCGGGGTGGATTGCTGATTTAATGGTTAGTGTTTCAGTTTCTGGTACAGGATATTTAAAGGAGGCTTCTTTAGGAAGTGATTTTGTTTGGAATAATGGGCTTCTTGATGTTTCTGTTATTTCAACAGATGCCAGTGTTCAAGATTTATATAATTATATTGATGACCTTTCAACTTATGTTTATAGCCATAGCCATGCACAAGATGCTTCCATAGCAGACCTTTATAATGAGATAGCAAACTTACCACAAGATGCTTCCATAGCAGACCTTTATAATGAGATAGCAAACTTACCACAAGATGCTTCCATAGCAGACCTTTATAATACAAAACAAGATTTAATTACTGATGGAACCTTTGTTAAAGAGGCTTCTTTAGGAGATGGGTTATATTGGGTTAATGGAGAATTAGATGTTAGTGTTGCAGGAGGAGGAAATTATGATGCTTCTTTAAATGAACTTTATAATGATAAAATGCCTTGGCCCAAAACTGGGGTTTACCACACAACAGATATTTCTTCCGGTGATTATTGGTGGATGAGATGGGATGGTTCAACTTTTAGTTCTGTGCCTGATGGTAGTATTAATGTTTTCTTTACAGGTATTACTGGACCTTATGGACCTTATTCAAGATTTAAAGGAACAAACCCACTTATTCTTTTAGAAAAAGGATGGACTTTAGGCGTTGACCAGGTTCAGAGATTTATGACTGTTGATAGAGATGATTATGTTGATGGAAAGTTTACAACAAATGCTTCAGCAAATTTAGCTTTTGCACAGTTTATTCGAAGTGCTTCAATAGGGAATGGTTTATATTGGGTTAATGGACAACTTGATGTTAGTGTTATTGGTGGAGGAAATTATGATGCTTCTTTAGCACAACTTTATAATAAAGATGTTACTTTAGATGCTTCCATAGTCGAACTTAGAAATGCAGATTTATCTTTTGCAACAAATGCTTCTATAGGATTAGCAGGTTTTGCAAAAACAACAGATTTAGCACCTTATGCCACAAATGCTTCAGTTGGTTTAGCACTTGCACCTTATGCCACAAATGCTTCAGTTGGTTTAGCACTTGCACCTTATGCAACAAATGCTTCTATAGGATTAGCAGGTTTTGCAAAGCAAACTTCTCTAAATACAACAGATGCTTCTTTAAATACCCTTACAAATAGGCACAATATTACTGAGGCTTCTTTAGGAACACTTACAACCAGAGTTAATAATCACGATACTTCTATAGCAGGACAAAATACTTGGAATGTTCAGCAGGATGGTTCTATAAATGCTTTATTTACAAAAAATACACAACAAGATGCTTCGTTGAATGATGTGACAAATATTACAGGAATGTTTGTTCTTGAAACTTCAATAGCTGGTTATCTTGCACCTTATGCCACAAATGCTTCAGTTGGTTTAGCACTTGCACCTTATGCAACAAATGCTTCAGTTAACTTATATGCAACAAAAACAGATGCCTCTATAGTTAGAATAGATGGTTCAATAAATGCTTTATACACTTCAAAATTTAATCAGCAGGTTGCTGAAGATGTTCACTTAGCAGTTGGTTTTGTTAATAGAACAGACAGTTCACTTTCCTTTAATAATACAACAAGAGTTCTTACAATACACTCGGCAACAGCTGGATTTGATATTTACAGCGATGGAATAAAATTCCACAAAACAGCAGATGTTTCAATACAAATATCTGATGTTTCAACAATGCACTTTGTTTATTTTAATGGTTCTGGAACTTTAGTAGAAAGTATTTCCGCTTGGAATATAGAGAGTGAGAATTCCCCAGCAGCAACTGTTTATTGGACAGGAACAGCAGGTGCACTTAGTGATGAAAGACACAGTGCAATGAGAAATGTTGCTTGGCACGCTTGGGCGCACGACACGATTGGTGCAAGATATGAGAGCGGTTTAACTGGAACTTTCACCAGTGCAAGCACAAATATTACAGCTGGATATATCCACGACGAGGATATAGATTTTTATATTCCAAATCAACTTAATAATGTTAGAATTTGGTATCGAACTCCAGATAATAAAATGACTTTTGATGCAGCACCAGTTGCAATTACAGCAAGAGTTAGCGGTGGCAACTTACAATATGATAATGCAGGTGTTCTTACAACTGTAACGAATAATGGTTATATCTGTAACCATGTTTATGCTTCGACAGATGTTTCGATGAGTATTATGACTGTGGTTGCACAGCAAGAATATTCTTCCGGAAATGCGGCAACAAACTTAGCAAATGCAAGAAATGCCCCACTTCCAACTTTTCCAAATATTGGGGTTCAGGAATTAAAACTGATTTACAGAGTTATATGGAGAAACGATGGTGGGACCCCAACTTATATAGAAAGCCAGGATTACAGAACTTCAACTTCACTTCCAGCTGGAGGAACCCCAACAATAGTTGCAGCAGGAGTTACTTATACGCCTTATGGAGATATTGCAGCAACAAATGTTCAAGCAGCACTTAATGAACTTAGTGATGAAAAGGCAACTTTAACTTATGTTAATAGCACCTTTATCCCAAATGTTTCTATAGGAACAGGACTTTATTGGGTTAATGGACAACTTGATGTTAGTGTAGAAGGTGGTGCCCCAGGTGGGCAAGATGCTTCTATAGCAAACTTATATGATATAAAAGTTAATAATTATACTTATCACCCAAGCGCAGCAGGACCAGACCCGCTTGCTTATGGAATAATTAATAATTATGATGGTTCAATAAAGTTAGAAACTTATTTTGAAACTTCAGGACCCCCAACAACACAAAGAGCTGGGTTACAAATTTCACAGGATGCTGGTGGTAGTGGGCAGGTTTTAACTTTATATAATGAAAGCGCTGATTTATTAACCATAGGAAGAAGTGGAATTTCAATTTCAGGATACCCAAATACTTCTGAAACTGGTGATTTAATTACAACCGCTTTAGAACCTTATGCAACAAATGCTTCTATAGGGGATGCTGGATTTGCAAAAACAGTTGATGTTTCAACAGATTTCCTTAGAATAAATGATGCTTCCACAACTTATGCAAAAAGATTAACTTCTTTTACTTCTTGCGTTTCAACTTATACTGTAAATGCTTCTGATAATAATAATGTTATTGATGCTTCAGGAACTTATACAATTACTTTTCCGAATACACTTGAAACTGGGTTTGCCACAACAGTATTTAATATTGGTTCTGGTGTTTTAACTTTAAATGCTTCAACAATAATAGCTTATGATAGTTCTGTTGCTTTGAGAAATAAAGGTTGTGCAGCAACAGTTATACACAGAGGTTCAGGAATATTTTATGCAGCAGGACAATTAACTTAATATTATGTTAGTTAAAAACAATATAGGTATTTTAAAAGCAAGAAGGTTTCAAGCAGCTTCCGGGGGTTCTTTTGTAGTAGCTTCTGGGGGAACAGAAACAACAAGCGGCGATTATAAAATACACACTTTTACTTCAAATGGAACTTTTACAGTTACAACTGGAGGTGATGTTTCAGCTTTAGTTGTAGCTGGAGGAGGAGCAGGAGGAGCAACCTTTGGCGGAGGTGGGGGGGGAGGACAAATGAAAGAAGAAACAGTTTCTGTTTTGGCCACCTCTTATACAATTACAATTGGGCAAGGGGGGACCGGGGGTTCTGGAGCTGGCGGAGATGGAAATAATTCTTCTTTAGGAGTTTTAATATCTTCCACAAAAGGATATGGCGGTAGTTATAATTCAGGGGGTGGAGCAAATGGAGGAAATTCCGGAAATGGATATAGTGGTGGTGGTTCAGGTTCTTATAAATGTGGTGGGGGAGGAGGCAATTCAGCAAATGGAGCAACAGGAGGTGCAGCCCCAACTGGATGCAAAGGCGGAGCTGGTTCTCTATCCCAAATTACAGGAAATTATTATGGAGGTGGAGGC